TTATTTCAAAGATTTGGTTGAACGTGCTGGATTGCAAATGTATGTCCGAGATAGTACTTTTCCCGAGTATAATCTCCTAGTTCATGAATTTTGGATGCGAACAGGCAATGTAGAGAAGGCTCAAGAATTTGCGCCTACTATATCGTGCTAGTGGAGCATTCCGGAGAGCACACTCCGTTAACAAAGCTTTTTAGGGCGATCGTCACGCTCTATTAATAAGTTCGACGATTAGAGAGTAAACTCTATATATCAATAAAATCCAGAACCCACTGTAAATGGGTGTAAGTGGAGTTCACCACGTATCAAACCGATTGTTTAGATTGACACTCTCAATAGTTGTATTTTTCCTGTCCAAAATAAAATAAGAAGCAGCTGTGTCCGTGCGAGTCCAGCGAGCTGTCCAGTAGAAGTAAATCTACTGGTGGGATCGATTCCCAATGAATCGAATTCTGGTAATAGAGTAAATCCAGAATTATATTACTCTGAAATAACTAAGGGGTATTATCCGCAGTCTAGCGAAGTTATCGTTGATTTTGTGGATGAATCTCCTGCTCCATCCACTGGGATGACGGCTGGAAATAATTCATTCAGTGTACGTGATAAAACCACAGCTACTGAATTGATGCAATTCCTAAATCGTCCCGTTCGAATCCACTCTTTCGTGTGGCAGGAAGCTGATGTTCCTGCGATTAAAGTGGCTATTGAACCTTGGCATTTGTGGGGAACAAATCCTTACATTTTGTCTAAGCTCAACAATTACGCTTTCATTCGTGGAAATTTGAAACTTAAAATTCAGATTAGTGCATCACCCTTCTATTATGGATGTCTAATGGCTTCATACCAACCCATGCAAGCATTTACTCCAAGCACTATTGTCTTAGATGCTGCTACGAGACACTTTATACCCTATTCTCAACGCCCACATGTCGTCATTGAACCTCAACACGATGATTCGTATGAGTTGACACTGCCATTTATTTGGGCCACGAATTGGTTGAGTGTTCAAACGGCACCTGATTGGCAAATAATGGGAGAATTAACCTTTTTGGTCTATTCTTCCCTCCAGAGCGCTAATGGTGTTTCTGGGAGTGGTGTGAACGTTGTCACATACGCCTGGATGGAGGATGTAGAACTTTCAGGAGCTTCCGTGGGGTATGCTCTGCAATCTGATGAATATGGTGTAGGTCCTGTATCGAAACCAGCATCTGCAATTGCAAAGTTTGCGTCTTCTATATCCGATTTCCCAATTATTGGTCCTTTTGCAAAAGCCACCAGCATTGGGGCGAGTGCCGTGTCGTCAATAGCTAGTTTATTTGGTTTTACCAATGTACCAGTCATAGACGATACTCGACCAGTGAGATCAGAAGCTTTTCCAAAATTCAGCTCCTCCGAAATAGGATTTCCAATAGAAAAA